TCAATCACTACTTAATGCTCCTTTATATGGCTTAGTAGATAATGATAAGTTAGGTAGGTTTGGAGAAAGATTAGGGTTTAAATACATTAGAGATTTATTAGGGAATGATGGACAAATGTATAAGATATATACGAGGAGTTTATAATGGGTAAGTTTGTAGGCGGTATAACTGATGCAGTAGGTTTAACTGACATCAAAGGGACACAGCAACGAGGCGAACAAGCTGCTGCTGCACAACGTGCTGCTGCTCAACAAGCTGCTCAGATATCAGCATTTAGACCAGTCGGAATGACCTCACGATTTGGCTCTGGGGCTTTTGACATTACAGATGTTGGGGGTGCGCCTCGTGTCACAGGAGCTAGTTATACAGTTTCTCCTGAACTAAAGGCTATTCAAGATCAGCTAATGGCCTTAACAGGAGGTGCTGTTACGACTGCTGAAGAGGCGCAGATGGCAGCACAGCCTCTTGGGGCCGCTGCTCAGAGACTATTTGGCCTAGGCGCTGGTTACCTAGCAGAAACTCCTGAGATGGCTCGTCAGAGAGCCTTTGATATGCTTCAGGATGTTCGTAGACCTGAGCAGATGAGAGAAGAAGAAAGACTAGCCTCTTCTGTCTTTGGTCGTGGTCGTGCTGGATTAAATATCGGTAGTATAGGACAACCTGAATTGTTTGCTTTAGGACGTGCTCGTGAAGAACAACGTGCTAGGGATGTCTTAGCTGCTGAACAGGCAGCACAGCAACAGATTCAGTTTGGCTCTGGTTTGTTTGGCTTAGGCGCTCAACAGCTTGGTCAACAGTATGCTATTCCTACACAGGCTCTTGGTCCGCTACAATCTTACCTTGGTACTGTTGGTACTATTGAAGAGATGGGTCAACAGCCATTTAAACTTGGTCTTTCTGTTGGCGGGGCTGCTCAACCAGGAGCGCAGGCAGGTGCTCAAATGCTTCAATCAGGACTATCTAGTGCTGCAGCAACTCAGCAACGTGCTGGTGATGCTGCTTCTGCTCAACTTACTGGTTTTATGAATCAGATGTTAGGTGCTGCTATGGGAGCTGCTGGTGGCGGCTTTGGTGGGTTTGGTGGTGGTGGCGGTGGTAGTTTACCAACCTTTGGTTATTCTACTCCTTATCAAGCTACTGGTAATCCACTAGGTTCAACTTATGGAATGTTTAATCGATAGGAAAATAACATGGGAATTAGCGCACAACAGTTATTACAAAGTGATCCAGAGTACCTCCAGCGTCAACTTGCCCAGCAGGAGATGCAGAGATTAAACCCTACAGGCAGTGCTGCAGGTGCTCTCGGTGCTTTGCTTGGTCGTGGTGTCAGTAACATAGCAGGTGGAAGAGGTTTTTTTGATGTTAATGACGCTGGTCTTCGCAGAGTTGCTGATGTTCAAAGAATTATGAGTAGCACTCAGTTTGATCCTGAGAATCCTACATCATATTATGAAACTATTACTAAGTCGCTACAAGAAGCTGGATATGGAGATTTAGCTCCTATGGCGGCTCAAGAAGCAAGTAAGTATCGTAAAATAGCACTTGATGAAAAACGAGTTGAAGCAGCACTTAGAAAAGAAGAACTGTCACAAGAGCAAGAAACAAAACTTCGTCAAGAACTTAATGCTCTTGGTCCAAACGCTACAGAAGAGCAAGTCTTAACAGTTGTTACAAAGTACGGTTCTCCTGATAAGATTATGGCTGCTCTGTCTGCTAAACAGTCTCGTGAAGCAACGAGAGAACAGCAAAGAGATATTGCACAACAACGACTTGATATCCAGCGTCAAGGATTGGCACTTAGACAAGACATTCAAGCAACTAAGATTGCTGAGAAAACAGAGAAACAACAAGCTGCTGCTGAAGGGGCGTTCAATAACGCAGGACGAGTTATACAGACAGTTACTGAGGCTAAACAGTTAGTTGGTCCATTGACTGCTGGTTATGGTGGCGCACTAGCTGTACTGCCAGGAACTGATGCTCGTAAGTTACAGAATAAGATTAGCACTATTAAGGCTAACCTTGGTTTTGACCGTCTACAGCAGATGCGTGATGCTTCCCCAACTGGTGGTGCGCTTGGTCAAGTAGCTGTACAAGAGATTAACTTCTTACAGTCTACTGTTGCATCTCTCGATCAGTTAGAAAGCCCTGCAGACATTACTGCAGCTCTAAATAAGATTGAAGAGCACTATACTAACTGGAAAACTGCCTTAGAAGGTAAACTACCAGTTAAGTATCAAACTGGCGGTGGTCAAGCGGCTGTTCCGTCTGCTACGATGGCTCCTCTTCCTCCGGGTGTGACTGTTAAACGAAAAGGTCAATAATGCCTACCTACGAAATTACCATTCCTAATCGTGGTACTTTTGAAGTATCTTCTCCTTCTGCGCTAACCGATCAGCAGGCTTATCAGGCTGCTCTTCAGCAGGCAGAGTCTGAGACTAAAGTAGCCAAGGCTCCTCCGATGGCTCAAGAAGTTGCTCCTGCTTCTACATTCGATATGGCCTCTGGTGTTGATATTCCTGTTCCAACAGAACCAATGCAGTTTAGTCCTACTGGGCAGGCTGTGCGTGGTCTGATCAAAGGAGCTGTAGTAGATCCTCTTACAGGGATTGCTCAGGTGGTGGGCGGGGCAGGTACTCGTCAGCAACTAGCAGAATATGAGAAAGCCTACCAAGAGCGCAGAAAGCGTGAAGGAGCAGACGGTATTGAATGGTCTAGGCTTATCGGTAACGTGGCTACTTCTATTGTTCCCGGAGGTGCTGCTGCAACTGCTGCTAGGGCTGCTGGAGCAGGTAAGGTCTTAACAGGAACTGCTGCAGGTGCTGGCGGTGCTGCGCTACTTCCAGTGACACAGGCTCCTGAAGAGGCTGAAGACCCAAGTACTTTTGCATTACAAAAGCTTCGTGATGTTGGCTTCTCTGCTGCTGTTGGTGGTGCTATATCTAAAATAGGAGCATCATTGACTCCTGAGCTTAAAGAAGGCGTAGCAGAGCAGTTAGCTTTAGGTGTCAAAGTATCTCCTGGTCAGGCATATGCTGGTGTTCCTGGGTGGGTGTTTCGTCAGATGGAGTCTGTTGGGTTTGGTCCTTTTGAGAAAACTGTTCGTAACTCCTTTACACGGTCTGCTGGTAATGAAGTATTAAAGAGTATTGATAGTACTGTCCCTGAAACTATTAAGGATGGTATGCAGATGTCTGGATACATTCAGAAGACTATTCAGAACTACTATGATAATGCCTTAGAGAAACTTGGTCGTATTGTTCCTGATAACCAGTTTGCTGATGATTTGCGTACCGTAGTAGTAGATAATGTATCAAGCATGACCCCACGGGCTAGGAAGATATTTGAGTCTTCTATTCAGAAAGAAGTAATTGACAGGTTTGGTCTAGGCCCTGTTCCCGCAGGTGCAGTAGCTCCTATGGGAATGAAACAGTTACCTTCTGCTAAAGGAATTGATCTTAAAAATATTAATAACTTTTTAAAAGAACAAGCAGAGAAGTACGGTAAGAAGACAGGGGCAGATAATGAAGCTCTTGCTGCTGGCTTTGAAGATGCTTTAAATGCCTTTAGATCATATACCACAAGAGTTGATACAGATGGCTTAATTGCAAAGGCTGATGATGCTTGGGCTAAACTGTACCGCTTTGCTGATGCAGCCTCGTCTGCTAAGGCTATACAGCAGTTTAAAGGAAGCTTTAGTGCTGAAGAGTTGGCTCAAGCTGCCACAAGACAGGCCACTGAACTACAAGCAGGGGCAGGTGCTGGGCCATTAGGAGAGTTTGCCCGTAAAGGTGTAAATGTTCTTGGCGGTCCTCCTGATGTGTTAGGGGCTGGTTATAGACAAGCAGTTATTGCTGGTAAGATTGCTACAGGCGGTGCTTTAGCATTGTTTAACCCAGCAGTAGCTTTGTCATTACTTACTGCTTCAGGGCTATCATACGGCGCTGCAAAGCAACTAATGAAGAATCCTTCTGCTACTCGTGTTGCAGTAGAGCAGGCAATTCAAAGGCTAGGACCACAGGCTGCTGGGGCAATCATAGCTAGAGACGAGATGAAAGCTGGTCAGATAGCTCCTTAAAGGAATACCCATGAGTGAACCAGTAACACAAGCTGCCAAGGCTGCTGTCTCTGGCATTAGGGAAGCTTTAGCCGTAGGTAAGGAACTAGAGGCTGTGACTAAGGACATTCAAGACCTTGGTAAGTCTGAGATCCAGGCTAGAGATGCCTACCGCCGCAAGCAAAAGAAGAGACCATCAGATACTTCTGTCTTCTCTGCTGTCGAGGAGTGGCGAGGAGTATACGAAATCAAGAAGCTACAAGACGAGCTTAAGAAGGACATCATTGAGAAGCATGGTCAGGCTGCTTGGGAAGAGGTAGAGGTCATCCAGCAAAGAATCCTTAAGGACAACAAGGATTTAACTGATGAGTTTGGTAGAGACATAAAGAAGCTTTCGCTGCTCAAGTGGTACTGCTTTATAACTGCTTTCATCCTAGTTAGTTTTGCCTATGTCATGGGCTATAAGCCTTAAGGAGTTATTATGTTATCCCTTATTTCCTCTGCAGTTGGTTTCCTAGCCTCTGGTTTACCGCAGGTACTTAGCTTTTTCCAAGACAAGGCTGACAAGGCTCAAGAGTTAAAGCTTGCACAGATGCAGACTGAGCGTGAACTAGCCTTTGCAGAGAGGGGCTTCTTAGCCCAGCAGAAGGTCGAAGAGATCAGGACAGATCAGATTGCTATGCAGACTGATGCAGAGCGACAGAGCGCAGCGTTAGATCACGACAAGGCTATCATGGCTAGAGCTTCTAGCTGGGTAGTTAACCTGAACGGAATAGTACGCCCAGCAGTAACCTTCATCTTTGTCCTAGAGTTAGTGATGATTAACATAGCCCTGACTTACTTCCTGCTGCGTGGTGGACTAGGCAGCATGGACGTAGAGCAGTTCATCGCAGCCACTGATGTCATCTTCTCTGAGGATGAGATGGCCTTGCTGTCTGGAATCATTGCCTTCTGGTTTGGTTCTCGTCAGTGGGGCAAGAAGTGAAAGTAAGCAGTTCCTGCATAGAAGGGATTAAGAAAGATGAAGGAGTACGACTTCGTCCCTATCGCTGTCCTGCTTTACTGTGGACTGTTGGCGTTGGGCACGTTATTGATCCTTACCACATAAGGACACCATTTAATGAACGAAAAGGACTTAGTATCCCTGATGGGTGGGATAGAGTTTTGTCAATGGCTGAAGTGGATAGAATCCTCGCAGAAGACTTGGCTACATTCGAGCGAGGTGTGCTTAGACTATGCCCTACAGGACTTACCCAAGGTCGCTTTGATGCCTTGGTTAGCTTTAGCTTCAATGTGGGGCTGGGAAACCTGCAAAGATCCACGATAAGGATGAAGCACAACAGAGGCGAATACGAAGCTGCTGCTGATGCTTTCCTTGCGTGGACCAAGGCAGGTGGTAAAGAGCTTCCCGGCCTAGTTAAGCGCAGGAAGCACGAGAGAGCTATGTACTTAGTCCCAACTGAAGAGAACTCTGAGGAATAAGAAGTCTACCACTAGGTAGTTTGTTCCCTCCTCTGGGTCTTGGACGTACTCTGCTCCACACATAATTCCACAGATAAAGTTTAGTTCGATCATCATATTTCACAATGCCCCGCTACGCAGGCTAGGGTCTGCGCTCCCTCTACGTTGTCCTCTTCTTCCTTAAGATTATCCCACACAATCTCTGTAGGCATCTTTGAAAGAAGCTCCTCGTACTGCTCTTTAGTACACTCCTCGTAAGGTGCTTGTCGATAAGAGCCTCCATCCCAAGGCAGAAAAGAGATACCACTAATCTCATCGAAGTTCCTCCACACCCACGCTCCTACGTCCATCCACTCATCTTCCTTCACAGAGATGGTAACAGATGGTTTATGCTCACACCAATGACGCTGATACATAAGCCATAGATCAAGGTGCTGCATAGCTGTTAAGTCCACACGAGTACGAGAAGACTCTGGTGCTTTCACTGGGAAAGAGAACACCGCAGTGCTGTCTGGCCTCATGACACAGTCCTCTGTAGGAATGCCTGAGTCTGTTAAGAACTTCGTGAGAGGATCTTTCTTATCTCCACGAACACGGCGAACATAATACTCACTATGTCTAGTATGAATACCAGAGGCAGAATTAACAAGTTGAGACACAGTGCCGCTAGGTTTGACACAAGTAATCGCAGCAGACACAGGAATTCCCAAGCGTGTTGCAAACTCATTGTTGGTAGTAATGGTGACATCTCGTAAGTATTCAAGAGATTGCGTAGTGCTTTCACAGACCCTCCCCATCCAAGGATTATCTAAGATACCAGTTAATGATACACCCAAGAGGCGCTCCTCCTCAGTGTTCTTCTGCCAAATCTTACGAAGATATGGGAAGTGCGTTAGAGTGCTCTGGAACGTGCCTAAGATTGTGGCGATGCGTACCTTATTAGCCAAGTCTGCAACGGTATCTTCGGCCCGTACGACAACTTCTGTGAGGTTACAGAACTGATAGGGTCGAAGTATGATTTCGCTACAGGGATTAGTTCCGAAGTCATAATCCTGATTACGTCTGCCGTTCTTTGCAGCTTGACTTTGACTTGCCTCTCGTGAGAAGATTCCTCGCTCTCCAGAGTGACTGTTGTAAAGGCTTGTCCATTCTTGGAGAAACTGTCCAATATCTGGCTTATTAATGTAAGCTGCGCTGTTGTTAGCAAGTGCTCGTTGTGCATTGTGTTCCCACCAGTTTCCACTCTTTGCGCTCCTCATACGGTCATCTTCGAGATCAGACAGACTGATCATTGCACTCCTTCGTACCCCACCGACAACAACAACTTCCCCGATTTTGCAGAGAAGATCATGACACTCGATTGATGTAAGTTTTCTACCAACTGCTCCTCTAAATTTGGCAATAGTGAACTTAAAAAGTTCATCCAAAGGTCCGGGACCAGAGGCACGTCCTCCAAAGGTTCTGAGTCTGGCTCCTGCAGGTCTAATTCTACTAAGGTCATATTTTGCCACTTCCCCAGAGTATAGTAAAGCGATGAGTTGGCGTAATGCCTTGGCCCATCCTTCTTTCGAGTCCGCAACCGAAATAGTAGTTTGAGAATCAAACAACTGGTCTGGCACTTCAGGTAATTGATTAACATACTTATGCTCCACAGAAAAGCCTACACCTGTACCACACAGGAGAATGTACATAGCCTCATCGAATGCTTTAGGGTCATCGATAGGCAGATAGCTGCAGTTATAACCAGCAGTGTTGTCACGGTCTAGTGCCTTGCCTGCGGTCATGATAGCCCTCATGGATGGCATAACATCCAGGTTCTTGACAGCACTGATAAGCTCTAGGCGTAGGTCATTGTTAGGAGAGAACTTATACTTCTCTTCCAAGTGGTTAAACATAAAAGTAAAGTATCGGTCTACTGATTCTTCCCAGTGTTCACGGCGATTCTTCTCTGGCAGGAACCGACTGTATCGACTCTTTGCAATAAACTGTTGATAGTAATCCATATCTATTATTCTTCCCAATTAACTAGCGACTCTAATCTGTCTGCTTTTTCTTCAATAATATCATCAAACCTTTCAACTATATCCTCTGAACGGATTGACAACTCCTCTATGAGCGTTAACTCATCCCATCTTTTCATTCGCTCCTTTATCTCTTCTAATGTTAAGGCCATATATTATACCACACTTTTCTTAGGTTTGCTACGCTTTTTACTAACTACTTGTGGCAGATAGCTAACTGCCTTCTCTAGACCAGCATCCCAGTCAGCATAGTGATCCCACCATACGGTAGTCATATTGTCGTACCAGTAGGTCTTCTCAGCAACAGGATACCATCTCCAACAGGCCATGTTCTCGTCACCTACTAGGTTCAGAGTCTTGACCCCAACACTTGCAGCACAGTGGGCGATAGCAGAATCCACAGATATAACAGCATCTAGTGTCTGGATTTTATTTGCTGTGTCAACCCACTTAAAACTATCTAGGAACCCTTCCCCAACCTGTAAGGACACAAAGTCATACTCAGGGTGTCTTAGAACAAACTCATCTACTACGTCTTTAGGAATCTGCTTTGCAGCCATGTTCCAAGACTTGTTATCAGTATTATAAAAGATGCCTACCAAGGGCTTGCTCCGCTTAGGAGCCACTATCTCAGGGTTACGGTACAGACCCTCTGCACCAAACCACCGCTCAACAGGCTCTGCAGGCAACAGACCATGCTCCATCAGCAGGTAGGGCATAGACATCATCTTGATCCTAAAGGACGATGGAGGACAGTCACGAGGGTTCTTACTGAACTCTAACCTAGTATCCATCCTTCGGAGAAGTGGTGCTATCTCGTCAGGGTAGACACAGAAGACTTCGTTGGTTAGCTGCTTGATCATAGGGATGAATCGAGAGAACTGAATCATATCTCCCCAGCCAGCCTCGGACCAGATGATAACACTGCGTCCCTTGATGTTCTGTCCCGGCATCCATACCGTAGCTCTGTCGAAGTTATTTCTAGCCCCTGGGAACTTAGCATTAGGATTCCAGAAGGCATCAGGTAGAGACCGAAGCTCGTGCAGTTTAAACCCGTTGGCCCAATCGCCTTTACGGATTAGGTTCTGCCCTTTCTTGTAGTCCCTATCTGCGTCACTCCAGTTTATCTTTAGTGTTCCAATCATAATACTTGTCACCAATCTTATCGTAGTTGTCTATCATAAACTCAAGGTAGTGCTTTGCCTTCTCAAGATCCTGCTTACCTGCTTTCTTGCGATGACGCTGCACATACTTAATTACATTACAGGCCCAAGGGTCTAGGCCCCAGTCAAGGAAGACATCCCAAGACTGTATGTTAGTGCCCTTGTAGTGGTCTCCTCCAATCTGTTTAGTCTTGATGTAGTCATCTAGTGTCTTGACATCAGCGTGTTTGCGGTAAGCTACATACCAGTCATTAGGTGTTGCGTTATCAATGCTCATACTTCTTCCTTAAATAGTTAAGACTGACAGGCATCTCATCGAAGCTGCCGTTAGTAACCTCATGCAGAAGCCATATCCCGCGCCAGTACTTGTTACCCTGACTACCTAGATAGTCCTCGTCATGCAGGTAGCAGCAGCCACTAAAGAGACCAGTGATCTGCGTACCATCAGCGCGATTAGAGTAGGCTATCTGTCTGTTCTGCACATGGCCCATCACTGAGGACATATGCTTCTTAGCTAGGAGAGCCGCAGCAGAGGCTACAGCACGCCCCATAACGCCAGAAGTAAAATAATGAGCGTACACAACCCCATCAATAACAACAGGTTCAAGGAACGGTATAACTTCCCAACCATGATGTTCGTAGTTAAGGTCGCTGAGACTAATAGTTCCATCCAGTTTAGGGTCTCCTTCGACAGCTCTGGAAATTCTTTCTTCATGATTTCCAAGAGTGAGGACCATTCTTGGTTTGTACTGTCGTTCCTTGTTTCTCTTTGCTCGATCATTATGTTCCTTAATAGGTGCTAATAGCATTTCCATAGCTTTGTTAGTAACTTCGATATCAGTCTTGTACCGTCTGCCTTCAAAGGACTTCTTACCAACATCGTAGCTAGACAGGCTAGGCATATCTGCAAAGTCCCCAATCTGTACAATCACATCAGGTTTCTTCTCTACAAGATATTGACCTACCCATGTCAGATAACTAAGATCAACACCGTCCTTGACTTGACAGTCGGGGATTATGGCATGAACAGTCATCAGTTAGCGTCCTTGTCTTCGTTGTCTAAAGGCTCTTCATGTACGGTTGCAATGTACTGATTAGGTCCAATAGTCTCGAATAACCCGTCCCTCTCCATCTCATAAGGATCTTTTAGAACAACACGTTCCATCACACCGTTGTAGCCAGTAGCCTCCAAGAACTTACAGAACTCGTGGAGAATCGTAGGCCATGCAGTGAAGTCTGCAAAGTAGTGACGTACCTTGACAGTCGAAGCCTCTGGGTATGTCGTAGGCTCTTCAGTGTCAAACTCAGAATCATAAATGAATCGATAAACTTTACTCATGCTTGCTCCTTAATAGTTCAAAAAAGTACTCTGCGTCTACCACAGCCAGGGGCTTATCTCTGTT